ATATTCACTCTGGCATCAGTGCCGCCATCCTAAGCAGTTTTGCATCACCGGGAGGACAACCAACCGGACTAGCATTCGACGGTACGAACTTGATTAGCTGTGATAGTATTTCAGATACAATATATATTCACTCTGGCATCAGTGCCGCCATCCTAAGCAGTTTTGCATCACCAGCGACAGCTCCTTTTGGACTAGCATTCGACGGTACAAATCTTATTAGTTGTGACGGTGCTTCTGGTCTGATATATATTCACTCTGGCATCAGTGCCGCCATCCTAAGCAGTTTTGCATCACCAGCGACAGCTCCTTTTGGACTAGCATTCGACGGTACAAATCTTATTAGTTGTGATAGGGACTCTGACTTGATTTACATACATGATGGATTTAGTACTACTATTTTATCTAGTTTTTCATCACCAGCGACAGCACCAACAGGACTTGTATTTGATGGTACAAACCTCATTAGTTGTGACAGTGCTTCTGATATTATATATACCCATAGAAAAGAGCTTCTATGGGTAGTATAAAGGAGCAAAAAAATGGCAATCGATTATACCGTCGATGAAATGAGCGACAGGTTCCTCAAGTACCTTGGAGACAACGAGGAAATAGCAAACGCAAGCCTTGCCGGGAAGGTAGAGGCGAAGAACTACATACGTAGCCTATTCTAAGGAGAATTAAATGCAAGCAGTACCGATCAACAACGCAACCCCGACTGTAGACGTATACGACTACCGGGGACTGTCCACGGACACGAAACTCACAGACGCTCCTATCGGGGCAACGTTCTTGGAGGTTGATACCGGCGACCTCTACGTATGTACATCCCTACTCTCCGGTGTATCCCAATGGGAGAAGAAGGTGGAGGCGATATGGACATTGTAACACTCGCAATCGCACTACAAGCGAAAAAGATTGCACAGGCGGTTGGATATGGCCCTGCTGGAACGTACGCGACTCTCGTGGCACTCCAAACGGCAAACCCAAACCACGCCTACATCTACGTTGTCACAGCTGACGGGAACTGGTACTACTACAACGACGAGACTCTCGCATGGACTGTCGGTGGACTATTCATCGACTCGTCTGGATACAATGCGTTGGACACAAGGTTGACTACGGCAGAGGGAAATATTACCACCCTCAACGCCAACGACACAACAGTAGGATCGGTTGCCAAGTCTATCAAAGATGCTGTTGACCTTGTTAGCACAGAACTCTCCACCGTCAAAGTCAAAACCGTAGAAAACGACCTCGCCATAGCCGACATCCGGCGTGACCAGACCCTTGCCAACCAATCGGAAGCCAAGATATCGGTGAGTGATTATGGCATCTTGGCATTGCCGAAGAATGCGACTGGCAACTTGAAGATGAAGCGTGAGGGGTTGACGGCTAGGAATATCGTCAACGGTGCATCTATAGCAATCGGTGGGACTGTAACCTTCGCTAGTGTGTTGTCGAATATATACTATGACGTACTCAACAAAGTGCAGATTACAGGCACAGGCTCGAACATAACAGCGACAAATAACTCTGGTGCGATAGCTAACATGGCTATCATCAACCTCACCCAAACCTTCTCTAGTATCCCAGACCTTGCAACCTCCAAGAACATCTTCCCCACCTACTTTGCCGACACTAAAAACGTGCCAATGACAGGAAGGTATCGGGGGTCTAATGCTGATGAAACAGAGTTCCACGACCTCTACTTCACCGCACCGGAGGGACGTAGCGTACCGAGTACAAAGGATAGCGTTGAGGTACAAGATGGGCGGTTGGTGCATGTGCAGAATGTGCAGAGGTATGTGTTGCAGGCGAGTGACCTAGAAGCTATTCTTACAAGTGGCACAAATCGGGATGATGTCTTTGCCGTTAAATCTACAACTTTTCCTCTTGCCTCAACTTGGGCTACTGGCGTAGAAGGTAAGCTAACAGTCTACTTTGGTGGAAATCAATTAACCGAAGTTAGCCTTGCCGATTGGGATGTCGCTAATACAAATCACACATTTGGCACATCATCCGATACATTTTATATATTTTTCCCAAAAGGCACATACGCCTCCATCGCAGAAGCACGAACCGCCCTTGCAGGAACAGTAATCTATTATCAGTTAGCAACCCCCATCACAACCCCCATCGACAGCGACGGAGCAATCCCAGCCGGTGCATCAGTGTATTGGGAACCAGCAATTCCAGACGTTGGAATCTACACAACCAAGTTCGATATCTTTGACACAGACCACCCAATTTCCAGTATTGATAAGCTATACAAAGTGGACTTTGCCACCGGTGTACAGACACTTCTTACCGATGCAGTGATAGCAGGTGACGGACTCTCCTTCACAAGTGCAAGTCTGACAAGTGGGGACTTGGTGAACGTGATTTACTTCTACAGCGTAGCGAATCCAGAGGGGTTGACAACAGCGGAGTATCTGAACTCAAACGTGGTTGTAGCCGACTCTGCAAACGGAAAGTACTACAAGTACAAACCAGTGGTAACGAATGGTGCAATCGCAAGCTGGACAGTAACGGAGGTGGTGTGATGAATATTTTTATCAGAGCGTACGTTGAAAGAATCAAGAAGGGTGACATGACCATAGAACAAGTGCCGGAAGCGGTTCGGGCAGAGGTGCAGGGGGTGTTGGATGCAAGTGTTGCGATTATACAAAGTGTTGTTTAGGAGGCAGTAGTGCAAGAGGACAAGTGGAAACATCTAACCGCATCGTTCATGATCGCGTCGGTATCATCGGTTCCCTACCAGATAACGGGTAAAAACGAATACATGCTTGGTGCGGTCGGTATCGCTCTACTCGCAGGACTTGCGAAGGAGTACCACGATGCTACCGTCCCTGGTGGCACGGGGTGGGATTGGAAGGATGTCGGTGCAGACCTCGCAGGTATCGCGATATCGGTTGGACTACAATATCTCGCCAAGGCGATGCAATGACGGTCCGGGTGAATATGTCACGCAATGCTGGACTGGAAGAATTTTTCCGTTCTCTTGCCCTAAAAGTGCTTGCCAGCCTGACAGCAACGTTGGTCATATGGGCAATGAAAATGATATTGAATTTCGTAGGATGAACGCCGTGGTTCTATTCGCGGACATCATCCCCAAACGGGGAAGGGAGGATTTATGGGGACAATGATTCAGTTGATGCAACTAGTTCAACCCGAACTTGTCACTCTTGCACTCTTCCTGTCCATCGAGGGCATGGTGTTGAAGTACCTGACCCCATTGGATAACAAGTTGATTCCTGTTGTCCTCTGGCTCTCGGCTTTCACCATAGCATCGACGGCAGGGTGGGTACATTCCGTTGGCCCGAAGTGGTACGACGGACTGGTAACCGGAGGTCTTGTCAACGGTACTATCGCGGCGGCGTTCTCCATTATGCTATGGGATACCTTGCGAGGTCTGTACAAGAAGTTCATTGGAGGTAAAAAATGAAGCACACCACGTTCAAGAAAAACCTGCTGACTGTGCTCATCGCCGTCGTACTTGTGTTGCTCGGATGTTGGCTTGTCGGCATCTCCAGGGCTGACATCATCAACGGCATGACATTGGTAGCAGCGACTATGGTAATGACACTGATGCTAGAAGATTTCTGGCGCAAGTTCATCACCGCGAAAAACCTGATAACCCTGCAATACGTGCTTGGTATGTTTGTCGTATGTGCAAGCGTGCTGGCATGGCTATGGGCAGCGGAAAGCGTCACCGATAAGGAAATGGGTATACGCCTCGGTGCCACGTTTTTTCTCGCTGTACTGGGGGGTTGGTGGTTTAATGTCCCCTACTCGCGTAGCGTTTCGGAACCTGGAGAACTCGACGGAAGAGCCGAACTCAAGGCCCAACAGAAGCTCGCGAATAAGTGGGAGAAATGGCGGGGGAAAATCAAGAAAGCCTCGCCGGACGATGCTCTCCTTCACCTGGGTGCTCATCTTGTTTTCCGTCCTATTGGCGATACCATCGACGGTGATTTGGATTTTTCTCGGCCGGTTGGGCTGATTGACGGAAATCCTGTCACATTCGACGAACTGAAAGGATCTGGACTTGCCGACCCTGGCACACTCCAAGTCACATCCGATTATCTTGCCCGACTGGCAAGAACGATATAGGAGATAGCGCATGTGGAAAAAATTAAGCGTTTGCTTGCTGCTTTTGGCCTTGGCTCTCTCGCCGCTGGCGGCTTGGCCTACTTGGCTTACAGGCGAACCACAGGGAGAACTCCAACTCAAACAGGAATTGGAGCAGGTAACAAAGGAGAACGCGACACTGAAGGGAGAGAAAGCCTCTCTGACGCTGTACATCGAGAACTTGGAGAATCTCTTGACCGAGCAGGAAGCGGACTTGAACTTGCTGTTGGGGAAAGCGGAAGCCTCCGAGAGGAAAGCAGCGAACTTGGAGAAATTGCTGGTCGCGTCGCAATCAGAAATACAGCACTCCAAAACTCTCTCGAATCTCTCAAGCGTAGACTCGCAGAACAGTCAGGACACGATAGCCAACCTTGAAGATACCATCGTTACCGTGCAGACCGAGAACGTCGAACTGTATGCCGAGAATAAATCGCATTCCGCTTGGGGTGGCATTATCGGAGCAGGGGTAGTATACGACCCTACGGGGCAATTGGGAGCGACACTCGATATGGGGGTACGATACAACAAGTGGGCACTTGTCGTGGGAGCGGAATACAGGCCGTCCGAATGGAAGTTGGAAATTCCGTCAATGTCAGAATTGTCGTTCTCAACCGGGTTGCAGTACTCTTTCTGATTTTCGCTCTTAGCTAAAAGTGAAAGTTGCCTCTCCTTCGGGGGAGGCTTTATTGTCTGTCACGCAACTTGCGAAGTTCAAATTCCAACATCTTCTGCTTTCGCTCCAGTTCGACCATGTGCCTCGTCAGCACGTTTTGACTGGTTATAACCTGTCCAAGTAAGTTCGCAAGCCTTGTGAAGCCGTCAGCGATGAATTTCAAATCCATCAGGTTGACTTCTCGTCGGTACTGGTATAATCTATAGACAATCCTTGATCGTCGTTCTTTTCATTTCCCACCCTTTGACCATCGCCGTTGGCGGTGGTTTTCTTTTGCTTCATGTGTAGGTAGATGGGGAACGCTATCAGAATGATCGGTAGTGCGTTGATTGCCGACCCAAGCAGGTACAGCACCCAGTACTCGGCGTTCAGTGCAAGCATCGATGAAAGGAAGATGGTCCCAGTGACAATGGAAATCTTGTGCGATGTTTTCATAGAAATACTCCTTTTACTGTCTATACAAATCGGTGAATGAAACGAACTCCTGCTTGAACGATACAGGAACGTCTCCACGCCGACCGTCTCGATTCTTCTCGATCAACAAATACGTATCGGTCAACACGTTCTCCTTGTCGTACTTATTGTATATCATTATAACCACATCCGCGTCGCGTTCAATCTGTGTTGTATCGGAAAAGTCGGACAACTGCGGTCGGTTTCCCTCGGCATCGCGTTTCAACTGTGCAGCCACCACAACTGGAATATTCAACGTTCGTGCCAGATGTTTCAATGCCTTACTCATCTGTGCAACCTGTTGATGGTATGGCTTGTCACCCATTCCGGTTCCGGGTGTCAGGCATTGCAAATAGTCAACGAACAGGATCTCGATATCGAACCGTCGTTTCATCTGACGCGCGATATTAACCACAGTATCGATGGAACTGTTTGGCTCGTCGTATGTGTATATCCCGGCATGGTCGTACAGGTTGGAAGCTGCGTCCCCGAATCGTTCCAACTCACCAGTCCTGAACACACCGACATTCAGCCGTTGGGAATCGATGAGGCTCTTGCGTGAAAGCATCCTAGAAGTCAGTTCCTCCTTGCCACTCTCGGCTGAAATGATTCCGCACCGCTTGGGACAATTCTCCGCAAAGTTTATCAACAATGCGGTCTTTCCTTGCCCGGGACGTCCACCGATGTAATACAACCGCCGGTCTTGGAATCCTTGCGTCATATCGTCTAAGCGTGAGATACCACTAGGAATACCGATGCACCGCTTGTTCTGTTTCGAACGTTCCAGTATGGTTTCGACGGTACTATTGATCGTGGTCTTGATATCGCATATCTCAAATCCGACCGTATCATTCTGCACCTCGTTGATTGCATCCTGTAATAGCGACACAATATCGTTGCTCGACATGCCGGTGTTACGCAAGATTGATTCAGCCTTGGTCCGCAGTATCTTGTTCGCCGTGGTTTCGCGTATCTGCTTCTCGTAAAAATGCCAGTTCGGAGTCTTGGAAGCGAAATCGGTATCCTTGTACTCGAACAGCGTTGTCAACGATATGCCGGTTCGTGCGTGTATCGTTCCCTCGTCGGGAATCCCACCCTCCTTGACAATCGCTTGCATCGCCTCGAATACGATTGCCTCGGTTCCGTTGAAATCCCGTGGTGTAACTTTCGTATGGTAGACTATCGACGGTTCCCACATGCACATGCCTATGAACATCGAGTGTAGTGTATGGTTCATGCTTCCTCCCAAATAGAACGGGCGATGTTTATGTCATTCGGTCGGGCTTGTTTCGATGGGGAGAACTCACGTTTCACCCATGTCACGACAGCACTCTTCCAGTTCTTCATCTTTGCCTTTCCGATCAACCAACCTTTTGATTCATAGAACGCAACGAACGCTTCGGCATCGATTCCGTAATTGCGTTCCTTGCAGTACTGCTCAACCTCTTGAACGGAAGGTGGAACAAACCTGTTACGCCTATCGTTTATATTAGAATTATCATCTTTATTAGAACTATTATTAGGTAAGACAATTTTGGGATAGGGGGTAGGACAATCTTGTCCTAAGGGGTAGGACATTTTTGGGATACCCTCTTTAATAGTAAAGCTATCCAACAACGATTCATAAACAGGTTTATTTATGCGGTAATATGAGAAAGTACCGTTAACTTTTTGTGTGTGGTGTAGGAGAACTCCTGCGTCGACAAGATTGAAAAACTTTCGCTGCAATGTTTTCTTTGAATTACTGATTATTGGTATCCACTTGATAATCTCACCATAATTCACCCAGTACCATACATCTTTATCTTCAGAATCATTCAGGACGAGAGTTTTCATTTTGCTAGTGTTCGAGAAATCAACGAACCACCTAAGCAAAACAGCTTCATCAGTTCCAAGACCCAACTCTATAAGGCGTTGTTGGCTAAAACCTTCAATGGTATACTTCATGGTCTAGACTGCCTTAGATACCGTTCGATACGGTCAATCTCGGAAACAATCCGTTCCCGATCATTCCCCGTCGCACTTGCAAGCAATCCTCGGAAAGCCAGTAACGCGACCTCCTGCTCTTGAATAAAGAAATCCTTGGAATCAATTCCCATGACAGTATCCATAAAAACTCCATAAAAAAGGCTCTCCCAGCACCACACCCCTTGGGGTTCACTACGTGGCAACTGGAAAAGCCTAAAACTGATTTGATAATCAGCTAGGAAGGTAGTGATACTTCCTCGCTAATCTCATAGCCAGAATACCACCACCTCCCCATATAGTCAACACGAAAAAAATAAATATTATGCTTGACTGTTGCGTTACGGTAGAGTACAGTATGCATAGGAGGCAACGATGTCAAGAATGATGGAAGTGTGGATGGAAGGACGTGACACGAGGGGGCAGATAGACCATCTGCTTGCAGAATGTGACGGTGATGCGTTGACGGTGATAGCCCGTCTCATCGGTCGCATAGAATCGTGTTACGAACGGGACGAAAAGAACGACAAGCGTATCGAGGAATTTATCGATCGTTTGGTGAGAGCGGAATCACGGGTTGCAGAACTCGAAGAAATCATGGAGGAAAATTGATGTTGATAAATGGAAACGAAGTTGAGGCAGGAGGAATAAAGCCGATGGAACCGAAAGAAATGAACATGCACAAGTACGCCCTGTCACGGGGACGGAACTACGACACGGTCCGCAAGTTGTGCGACCGGCACAAGATTGGGACGAAGCGGTTGGTTAACGGTATTTACGAAACCATCCTGGATGAGGACGACATGAAGAACCTAGACGGGAGGAAAAGACAGTAAATGAAAGCAATAGCGTTTTATGATGTCACGAGCAGTAGTTTTTTTAACTACATAAAGTTTGCAAGGAAATTCTCACTTGGTACGAAAGGAAACCCACCGTATCACATACAAACATTTATGTTCGATTATGAGAACCAAGTTGTTCTTGGAACCGATGGAAAGGCAATAGCAATATACCACTTGCCAGAAAAACACAGATTCTCCGAGTTGGTGAAAAGTTGCATGCTACGAATAGAAGGTAAGGTTCTTTTCGCTTATGATGGCGAAATCTTGAACTACAAACGAGTGTATCCTGAAAACGCACAGAAGATTGAATTGAAATTGTTCGACGAAACTGGAAAAACACACACCATTTCCGAGTTCAATCTTGAAGGATACTATTACAGTATCAAGGGATTGTTTGAACTTATCCGGTCGATGCCGGTCGGTGTGAATGTCGAATACTTGGAGAAGATGAAAGGTCATTCCTTCACCGTACACCACACATTGGATACACCAAGTAGGCCAGTGCTTTTCAAGGAGTCTGTATCTGATTCAGTGAAAATCAAAGATGGTTGGGTAGAGGTGGTAATCATGCCCATGCGCGACGAAGTATACCACGACTTTTCTAAAAAGGAGATGTGAGATAAATGGAACCAGTTATATCAAGAATGGTAACGGCAAGGGGAATCGACTTCACGGTCGAGTATAGGGACGACGTTGACGACTTCATCGACTTCGAGGTTTTCGCTGAAATCAAGAACACAACCAAGGTCGAATGGGTAAACGTCACCGAAATCATCAAGGAAGAATTGCTTGAGGAAATCAGGCAGACGGCATGGGAAGAAAGGGGGACGGAATGAGAGAGATTATTTTTCGTGGGAAAGCTATTATTGAAGAAGAGTTTTACAATGTTTGTGAGTTCTGGCAAAGAAAAATTATAAAAAATGGTAAATGGATACAGGGTGATTTAATATGGAATAAAGGCATACCATTCATCGTAAAAAACGTCATGGAAGTAAATGACGAGTATATATCACTTGAATGGTGGATGCCAGTAGACCCCGAAACAATCGGTCAATACACCGGCCTAAAAGACAAGAATGGAAAGATGATTTTTGAGGGTGATATGGTTCGATGGTCAGTGAATGGGAAAGTTGTTGTTGGTGAAGTTTTCTTTGCTTCTGGTTGGTTCGACCTACGTGATGGTAGTGGGTGTATTGGTTGGGACCCGATTAGGGGACTAAGCGAAATCATCGGTAACATCCACGAAGGAGAGCAAACGACATGATGAAGCCAAACGAAATCCAAGTGTACGTCAAGACCGTCACGAAGAACAAACGGGCACTCCTGCTGTTGTACAAGGACGCCCGGTATGACATGGCAGCCTTGGATAAGAAATACGGTCCTCTCGGCTGGAAGAAAAGCTACAGGCAAATCGGCGACATGCTTTTCTGCATGGTATCCGTGTGGGACAGTGAGAAGAGTTGCTGGATTGACCGCGAGGACGTTGGTAGCGATACGCAAGTCGGGGAAGAGAAGGGGCACGCCTCCGATGCGTTCAAGCGTGCGTGCTACAACTTCGGCATCGGGAGGGAACTCTACACCGCACCGGACATATGGGTGGAACTTGCCGACAACGAGGTGAACTCGTACGACGCGAAGGGCAAGACTGTGTACACCTGCCGGCAGAAGTTCTACGTATCGCATATCGGATACAGCGAGGGTGTGATAAACAAATTGATCGTGTGCGACTCGCGTGACGTCCAGCGTTTCGTGTGGAACTCCAGCATCCTACCGCCAGTCATGGCAGAACCAGAACCAAGCCTCGACGAACTACGCGAGGTTGCAAAGGCAAAGGTCCTGGCGACGGACAAGTTCGACCAAGCATGGAAGGACAAGGTCGTCAAGGGAATCGAGCGATACGACGAGGTGACACTGAACCGACTCATCACCGAAACCTTGAAGGGGGAATAGATGTTGCAAGACTATCTGATATTCAACAGCGACCGGCACGAATATTCCATCCAGTACGACCCCAAGAAGCCTATCGTCATACCATCGGTCACGCAACTGCTCCAGTACGCCCACATCGTCGACTCGACGTTTATAGCGAGCCACTACGCCATCGATGGAAGCGAGATGCACACCATGACCGAACTCATCGACCAGTGCTTGTACGAGGACACCTTGACGGACTCACGGGTGCATGCCGCGTTAGTTGGATACGAGTTGTTCCTGCAAGACCACGACGTACTGTGGGAGCAGACCGAACAAATAACATTCCACAACGAATTGTTCTATGCCGGTACAAAAGACCGCCTTGGAACCGTCGATGGAAAGCGGATGCTCGTAGACCTCAAGAGTGGACACCGCTACCGTTGGCATGTAATCCAGTTGGCAGCCTATCTCATGTGCGAACCGGATCCCGTCGATGTTGCCGACCTGTACTTAGGAACCGGCGACTACACGTACTACGACAAGTGGACCGAGGACGATATCGTCGAGTCGGCAAACCTGTTCAGGAGCATAGCCAAGCTGTGGTGGTACAACCATCCACGGGACTACAAGAACCTGATGAAGATACGGGAGGAAATGAAATGAAAGAACTACCAATCATTATGAGCGCAGAGAGCGTTCAAGCAATATTGGATGAACGCAAGACCGTGACACGACGAGTTGTCACTGGCAACGCTCTTAAGATGCTGACAATCTGCTCACCTGATGACGTGGCAAGGGATTTGTCACCGTGGCAGGTTGGAGATAGATTGTGGGTAAAGGAGAAGTTCGCATATTGGGTAGGCCGGGAAGCTGTTGCATACCCAGATATGTGCCATAAGGCAAAAGATGGCGATGAGTGGGAAGACGATGTTTGTATCAGTGATATTACAGATGGTGGGAAATGGAAATCACCCATGTTCATGCCACGTTGGGCATCACGTATCAACCTCGAAGTCGTCAGCCGTCGTATAGAGCGGTTGCAGGACATCACAAGTGTAGATTCGATTGCGGAGGGCATTCCTGCCCCATATGTTGCTCGTGACAATTATGAACCAATAGCAATGTATCGTGAATTATGGAACAATCTCAACGCCAAGCGTGGGTATCCATGGGAAGAAAATGATTGGGTTTGGAGAATCGAGTTCAGGAAGGTATAACATGCCAGAAGTATTCACTGTAAAACACGAAATGCTCGGTTTGGGGTTCGCCCCTGCCGAGTTCCGTCCAAGAATCAAGGAACTCTATTCCGCAAGCGACAAGAAAACCGGTGGGTACATCACTGTAACCGTAGAGTTACCAAAACAACCAGGTTCGGAGGAACAGAACCGAGCGTGGCACTCGCTCATCCAAGAGTACTGGAAAAGCGGTTGTGGTTCATATGACTCCTTCGAGGACCTGCGCGATCAACTCAAGCTGCGTATCTGCGGAGCCAAGGAGTATATCTACCTCACCGACCGCCAACATACCGTCACACGCATAGACGATATACCGCCGAGTGTTCCCTACATCGCCGTACCGAAAAGCTGGCGTGACTTCGACAAGTCGGACAGAAAGGACATGATAGACACCACCATACAAGAAATGATGGAAGCCGGGGTGAATACCAGAAAGTTCGAGCAAATCCTCATGGGATTGCAAGCGGAAAAAATCTGAAAATATTTGTTGACATGGTGTAACTGGTAGTGTAAGGTATAGATACAAGGAGATACGGAAATGACCAGACAAGAAGCATTGGAGTTTATCGCAACCAGCGACGCACAAAGTTTCCGCTACGGAGATTTGTCGTACAGCACTGGTAGGCATGAAAGCATCGATGATATCCGCGACATGGACGAGGATGCTTGGGGCGACGGAGAAATATACGAGGACGACGACAACCCGGTAATAGGGCAATAAGGAGAGCATATGTTGAATAGCGTTTCATTGATTGGGAGATTGACCGACGACCAGACATTGCGGTTCACCAACGACGGAAAACCTGTTGGGAACTTCAGTGTCGCGGTGGATACTGGATACGGGGACAAAAAGGACACTTCGTTCTTCTCTTGCGTGTTGTTCGGTAAACTTGCCGAGACGCTGAACCAATACCTCACCAAAGGCAAGCAGATAGGGCTGACAGGCTCGCTACGGCAAAACCGATGGGAGAAGGATGGTCAGAAGAACAGCCGGGTGGAAATCGTCGTGAGGGACGTCCAGTTGCTCGGTGGCAAGGACAAGGAAGAACAGGCCGAACAGCCGAGGCAACAGGGATTCGCTCCGAAGGGTACTGGATTCCCTGGACCAGAGGGATTTGTTGACGACGGAGTTGACTTTGAAATACCATTTTAATATAGACAGAACCATTTTAGTATAATATAATTAAAATATGGAAACCAAGAAATGTTTTAAATGTTGTCTTACTAAACCAATTAGTGAATTTTATAGACATCCAGAAATGAGTGATGGTTATTTAAACAAGTGTAAAGAATGCACTAAAACAGATGCAATTAGAACAAGAAATAATAATCTTGAATATTATCGTAAATATGACAGAGAAAGATACAAGAAAAATGGTGTTAGAAAAAGGAGTGTTAGTTATAAACTCTTAAATCCAGAAAAAATAAAAGCTCGTGATATAATTAATAATGCAATTAGGGATGGTAAATTAGCAAGACCAAAAGTGTGTTCAATATGTGGAGCATTAGGAGTATCTATTTATGCCCACCATAGCGATTATTCTAAACCGTTAGAAGTGGTATGGGTTTGTAAATCTTGCCATTGGAAGATACATAGACTATTAAATGCCATGGAAAGATTTATCAATATAGTAATCTAGGAGGGTAGCATGGAACAGGTGGCGATTGTGTTGATTTTCGCAGGTGGAACCGTGTTCGGTATCATCTTGAAGTATCTGATAGACAGGGGGAGGCTATGAGCCGAGTATCGTTCGACTACCACGGGCAACTATGCGAGGTCGAGTTGACAGTGCATTGTGGAGACGCACACGACATCCACGGGGTAACGCTCGACGGAGTGCCGTCTGACATCGACGACCATGAGTTCTACGACCTCATCGAACAAGAGGTTTGCACGGGAGGTGTATTTTGAACATACTATACCACTTCACAACAGCGACCAACGCCGACGCGATCAAGAAGAACGGTCTGACAAAAGGTGTAACACCGGTCAATGAAGATGAAAAGATAGCGTTCATCCAGCACACGCAATGGCTTACCATTGACCCGAACGTGCAGAACCAATCGTGGGCTACACGGGGAAGGACACAAGCGATTGTCAAGGTAAACATACCTGTCCCGCTTGCTACGGAAAAGCTGATACCGTTCGATATCTTCTGTGCTGCACTCGGAGAGCGAAAGGTTGAGGGATTCGACGCAAAGCCAGAACTCACGAAGTACTGGTACGTATATCTCGGCATCATACCGCCACAATGGATTGTCAGTGTGCGGAAAATCAAGGAGTGATGTATGATTGTTATTCGTAACAAAGAAACCAGAAAATATATGGGTGGTCTTAATCGCAAAACAGGCACCCATGCATCTTGTGATGATTGCGTAAAGGCAAAGAAGTATTCAACCAAGAATCGGGCAATAGCGGCTTTGGTGGCGATAGGATATTCTGATCATAGCAAATTTCAATTTCTCGAAGTGGAATACAAAAACTCAATATACCCAAAGGCCACCCATGAAAAAATCATAAGGCTGGACAATAAATGGAGAGAATTGCAATTCAGCATCAACTCCGAATTGAGTAAAACGCAGGTAGACAGCAAGAATTTTGACCAACTAAGGCATAAACGCGATGAGGTCAATGCCGAGATGAAAAGATTGTTTAGCGGGGAGGACGTATGACCGAATTGAAAAAGAAGTTCACCATCCGTCAAGCAATCATCAACGTCTGCCGTCGCTACGAGCCTGGTAAGACTGTCATAGCATGGGATATCTACAACGACACCATGGACGAGCTACGGAGGAACGAATACAAGGGAATTCCGTTGCAGGAGACTGTTGCACGCATCTACCGCATGACAGCCATCCAATGCGACATGGAGACGCTACCAGGCAAGGGACGATATCGCAAGGTGTCAGTGCATCTTACCGAGGAAGAAAAGGCGTTGGGACAACAGGCGTTATTTTGTTGAAACTTTTTGTTGACATATACAACACCTACCCTTATAATAAGCATATGACAATAAAAGCGTATGAACTGGCAATGTTTACGACACTGAAAGAAAATTCCCTGGACGGTCTAGTGCAGCTATCGTACAACCAACTGGTAGAACTTACTGGTTGGAACATCAAGACGGTCATTAATTCGATACAAGCGTTGATCGTGTCGGGGAAAATCCAAAAGGTATCCGGTGGGGTGAATCGCACAGCGACGACCTATCGGATAAAGGAGGGAGCCAAATAGTCATTATACACTCATGGACACACCCGGACCGTATGGTTGGGTGAACAACGAAAAAAGGATAGACCGAAGAAAATTCGGCTTCTCCCACCCAGGAGAGGCCACACAGGGGAATGGTGGAATTGGTAGACACAAAGGTAGCACCGGATATTGTAGGTTCAAGTCCTGCTTCCCCTAGATTCCTGTACGTTGTACAGGAAAACCATACAGCAGTCGTGGCTATCGTACGTTGTGCGGTAGACGAGCGGTAAGCCCACCGTCCCACGGAAAGTGGCATTGGTTGCAAGGAAAACAGGTGGTTCGATTCCACCCGACCCGATCAAGGAGAACTGAATGACACTCAAGGAACGATTGGACATGCTTGAACTGAAACTACGGATGCTCACCAAGAACGGACACAAGTGCGAAGTCTGCAACCGTCCGATATCGCTGGACATGGCACAACTGGCACACCGCATCCCCAAGACCAAGCACAACGTACGTACCTACGGCAAGGAAGTCATACACCACGAGAAGAACCTAGCTATCGTGTGTAGCCTCAAGTGCAACGACGTGGTGCTGCTGAACATCGCGACGCATCCCATCGAGGCACAGGAACTCATCAACGATATCAGGTTGAGCCTATGAACGACGGCAAACGATTCGAGGAGGATTTCCGCAAGAGTATACCAGATGACATGTTTTGTATGCGCATTGTGGACGCCGGAGGTTGGAGCAATGCCACCAATACCAGGTTCACTGGCAAGAACATCTGCGACTACATCATGTTCACCAACTCTAAACTGTTTCTATTGGAACTGAAAAGCCACAAGGGACGGAGCATACCACAGACTACTCTTACACAACTCGGAGAACTGTCCAAGGTCAACTACCAGGGAGTCTACCCGTTGTTCGTGCTGAACTTCCGTGACCATGAGCAGACATACCTCATTAGCCCTGACATGGTGAACATCTGCCTAAGCGGACGCAAGAGCGTTCCGATGGATTTCTGCATGAAACACGGAACCAGATTGCCACAGACGAAACTTAGGGTGCGGTTCCGATACGACATGAATACATTCAAGGAGGGATTTGAAATGAAATGCGACACATGCACGCACAACCTGTTCGGGATCTGCTACAACACCAAGAGCGACAAACTCGGATGCCTAGCAGACCAGAGAAAATGCAGTGACTACGAGGAGGAACTGGAACATGACGTACACTGACCCTGATACCGCAGCAAGGAAATCAAAACAAGGAAGGGCAATCTCGCAACCACCGTTTTTCATCGTCACCGCCAGGGGAAAGTTCCTGGTACAAATCTGTTACCCGTTAAGCGGTAGCCCTTACCCAGTGTACAAGAGCGCGAACGGAATCCGCGTCCACGACTACAAGCTGACGAGCAAGCAAATCGATGCGGTGAAGGAGTGGAAACCATGGTAAGGATATTAATATTCCTGCACGGTAGACCACTCGGAGTCACCGAGAGCGCACGGATAGCCGAACAATTGACCGCTACAAAGAACGTGTACAACTATATCGCCAACGGCAAGCAGGACAAGCGAGGGTACGCTTTCGACTACGCATTGGAGAACATCGACTACCCGCCTTTCAAGAACGGGAGGATTTATGAGCAGACTAGGATTGACTATTAAAGACCTAGACCGTGCTATTGAGGAAGGTGTTTGCACATGGCACCAAGACGACGACGGCCACTGGCACACCGATTGCAAGCAGATGTTTACCCTGTTCGATGGTACACCGGTGGGAAATGGTATGAAATATTGCCCATATTGTGGCAAGGCGTTGGTGGAGAAGAGGTTTGAGTATGATAAGGAGGACGTATGAGAAGTTACAGCCAGAAAGGGTTTGCGCTGCTTAACGTTGAGAAGTGCAATTCGTGTGGCAATCACCCAACGCCATTATCGAATGGTAAAACAGGAATAAATAGAAGATATACCATATGTTGCATATCTTGTAACAAAATGGTTGGCTGGCATAACACTGTGGATGAGGCTGTCGATGCGTGGGAGAGTGACCAGAAGGAGGACGTATGACCGAGTTGATGAAGGCTATAAATGCTTGATGATATCCTGTTGCAAGAAATATTTTCATTACGTGAGAAACTGAAAATTGCAATAGATTTTATCAAATTTTATAACCCATCGTTTGATGAAAAAGAATTTATACATCAAGTTGGTTCTGTGGAATATGCTCAATGGATAGAAGAATTAACAGAAGGAGAATTGAGATGACCGATTTGATGAAACGGTATGAAGCGGAGACGGGGAAAGTTATGTCTCGTCTCATGGAAACCTTTGCTAACGCCGAGAAGCATAGCAAGGAAGAACTAATCAATGTCATGACCGAGCTGTATATGTTTGGGCTTCATCTCGAATCCCAACTCACATGGCGACCGGTGAGCGAGAAGCCGGATGAAAGCGACAGGTATTTGATTAAGTATCGGCAGGGTAAAATCGTGAAGAGATTTATTGCTGACTACGACACTGTGTATGGGTGGAATATACCATTATCAGACGTAGAGCTGATCGAATGGCTCCCCATCCCACCAGCACCAGAAGGAGATAAACAATGGCCGAGTTGATGAAACATTGGCATTGTTCTGAATATGCTGAAACGGAATACAAAAAACTCCAAGCCGAAAACGCCCACCTGAAAGCCCAACTCACATGGCGACCGGTGACGCAGAAGCCGGAGAAGGGACAGTATTTCTTGGTAAACCCAACACGTATCAGTAACAAACCTAGAACATTTTGTTTTCTAGGCGAGTGTTCTTGGGAGTCTTTTGTGGTAGCAAGAGATATCAAGGAATGGCTCCCCATCCCACCAGCACCAGAAGGAGAGTAATAATGTTTACTTTTGCTAGCGAAGAACTGGTGAATAAATATCTGTTACATAAAACAGACACTAATCGAAATAAAACTATTATCAAGATGAGAGAATCTGGACTCAGATATCAGAAGATTGGAGATATTTTTGGTCTATCAAGGCAGAGAGTACATCAAATCATTAAAAAACAGCACCAGAAGGAGAAGTGAAATGATTCCTGTTGACCAGAGAATAATAGGGGAGATGGGTGATTGCTTCACTTGTTGCCTAGCATCATTGTTCGAACTATCATATGAGGAAGTTCCATATTTCATTGGCATGGGAAATCACTGGCATGGGGAATTCTTTAAATTCATCTTTGAACACGGATATGAGTACAAAGGATTAGCAACGAGTGAAAGAATTGCAAGCGGTATATCAGTTGGTGTTGATGGGTATTTCCTAGTATCCGGCGAGAGTCCAAGAGGATTTTCAACTGGACATGCTGTGGTATACAAAGGTACAGAATTGGTTCATGACCCACATCCAAGTAAAGCAGGTATATTGGGTGAACCGGAATTTTGGATGATAGAGAGGGAAGGAGGTGATGAATGACAGATTTCAAGATAGGTGATGAGGTGTTTGTCGATACATCTAAATATAGTGTTTTCAATTACTATACCACAACAATTGTTGGGGAAACGAAGCTGTATTGGCGATTGGAAAATGGTCAATTGGCTGACAAGTGTAGGGGAAGGATACGTGGTAGTGGTGAATGGGACACATGCCATATAGAACCAATGACAGATGAAATATTGGCGCAGATTAAGAAGCATGAAGCATATCAGTTAGCCAAGAAAAATTGTGATTTCCTAAGGAGTGCCGTGCGTGTTTTAAGTATTGAGTCATTGTACAAGATAAACAAACTTGCTGAAGAATTACGAGGAGAAGTAAAATGAAAGCAGAGCTTTCGTATAAGGAAAAACCGATATTGACGTTGATTCCAGAGAATGTGACTGAGGACTTTGCACTCAAGGTATTCTATGACAAGTACTTCGTTGAGGATATTGGAGATCAAGGTAAAAATTGCAATGCAAAATATGAGTTCAAGAGTTTCAAGGAGGAATCAAAATGAAGCACCTAGGCGACCAATGGATAGAGATTATCGACGGGCAGGAGCATGTGGTGAAGGCGGTTGAAAAGGTCAGTGAGAAGTCATACGACTGCACTGGTTGCATTTTCAATGGACATGATGGTACTTGCATGTACCACTCTCAAGATTGTCCGTTGGGTGAGGTTGAGCATGGATACATCAAAGACCTTGGCATCCTTCGTGATGGACTTCTGCCGTGTCCGTTCTGTGGGGAGTATCCGAGAATAGGGACTTTTGGTGATGGGTTTGAACCTATAATGTTTTATGTTACCCATGATAATAAGAAATGCCCAGTGTGGGCTGGCATGAGAACAAAATCATTTGAGTCAGAACAACAAGCCATCGACGCTTGGAACAGGAGGGCGTGATGGAAATAGACGAACAAGTAATGGGACCAGCTCCAGAGCCAACCGCCGCCTTACGCCACCAGCATTACCACATCCTACGCACACAACCAACCCTTAGATTCTTAAAGGGACTTGACGGAAAAAAAATGTTGCAACAGGCTTCCGTGTGCATTGAGTGCGGATATGTGTTCTGGAACAACGTTCCCATGGTTGATGAAAGTTCAACACGCGATCAAGACTAACCGCTTGACACCTGTAGCTAGTATGGGAGTGCTACGTAGTTTGGAAATAGCAGACACAAGAATAGAGCACTTGCTTTTCACCAGAAACAGTGGTATCCTATAATCAGTTTTAATTGTATACTTGTAAAGGAGTAATATGGGACGTCGGATTACAGTTGACAATCACCCCCAACGGGAGAAGATAGTCAAGGCACTGATAGCTAACAAAAGAAGTTATCAAGCGATAGCTGACACATTCGACATTCCGAGGTCAACCTTATCATCTTATGTCAAGTTGCGCCTCTTACCAGCAGTTGCAATAGAGCAAGAAAAGACCCAAAACAGGGAAGGTACAGCCTTTCTCGACCGTGTTGAACAGACCATGGTCCGGGTACAGAAGATGTACGATGCTTGCGACGAATGGTTAAGCGACCCAGAGAACCCAACCAAGTACAACCTCGACCCAAGGGCACACGAATACAAGGTGATATACCTTGAACCAGAAGTGGAGGGAGAGAGCAGAACACGCAACAAATGCTCATTGCAACAGCTATTGGATAGGATAGAGTCTACAGACCGCAAAGTGTTGACCGTCGAAGCAAAGACCTACGATACACGTAAACTCCTATTGGACACCGCAGTAACGCTGAACAAGCAACTGGAACTCCTTGCCAAGATTCAAGGACTGGTAAAGGACAACATCAACATCGTGCAGAACCCAGAGAACCTCTACTTGAACATGATACAGATAGTCAACACCGCAACGATCAACAACCCGGAGATAAAGGAGCGCATCATTGGCGAACTTGAAAAAGCTTCCGCAGCCATTACCGGCTAACGCATACAAGTTCGCAGTATACGGCCTTTCACGCTCAAGGTATGTCCAAGCAATCGGTGTAGACGACTATGGTGGTCAGCCGTTCCAGTGGCAGATGGACATACTAAACAGCGACCATAAGCGCAAGGTGATAAACGGGGCAAGACAGAGTGGCAAATCCACCATTGTAAGCTCCATACCGTGCCATAGGGCGCGTTTCTACCCCAAGAGCCTATCTATTATCGTTGCATCCACAGAACGTCAAGCACAAGAGGATATGGAGAAGATTAACGACTATATCGCAAGGGACGAGTTCTACCCAAAGATTGTGCGTAACAGTGATTCATTGATAGAATTGGCAAACAGATCAAGAATAGTTGTAGTTCCAGGTACAGAGAAGTCAGCAAGAGGATACTCGTCCCCGGATATTATCATCCTAGACGAGTGTAGCCGTATAGACGATATAGTGTTCCAGTCTGGAATAATGCCCATGCTAACAGACAACGAAAAGTGCGAACTATTGTTGATATCAACTCCAAATGGTAAAAGCGGATTCTTTCATAACGCCTGTCAGAGTGAAACATGGGAACGCTACGAGGTACGTAGCCCATGGGATGTATCTGTTGATGGGTGGGGATTGGTAGAGGCAATTGATGAAGATAAGTACCGTATAGAAAGAGAAAAACGTGGTATAACAGCTTATTACTCATATAGGCACAGGATATTCAGTGAGCAGATGGGCAACCTAGATGAGATGGGGCGAGACATGTTCAAGCAGGAGTACTGTTGTGAATTCGTGGAACCAAACGAGCAGGTATTCAGTTATGACGAGATTGATGCTATATTTAGTAGGAGGATAGAGCCGTTGAGCATGTCTTTTGGGAGTGCAAAGCCACTAGATATAGCAATAAACTACTAAGTGGTATCGGGATTTTCGGGGGTTGTATCGCCAATAGTAGCAAAAACTAGTAAGGAATTGATAATTGGTTAGAAAAGAGTACCTTGTTATCGTGGACCCCGGCAAAAAGCGCGACCCGACCGCAATCATGGTCATGCGTGACAATTACCGTATCCTAGACGGTTCTCCCACAGCAGGTGTACAGGACAGGGCACAACACTTTTACGAGATAGTACTCATCGAGAAACTGTTGGAGGTTCGCTACACCGAGGTATGCGACATCGTGTCTGTCATATGCAACCACACCGACATAAAGAACAACCACGAGTTGCTTGTCGATGGTACGGGAGTCGGAGAGCCGGTTGTCGATATCATGCGTGAGAAGTACCTGGTCCCCATCCCCATTGTGTTCACCGGTGGCAACGCTGTCAACGAGATATACCAACCTTTCGGCAAGGTGTTCGGAGGAAGTGGCAAGCTGCAGGGTGCTAACGTGCTGAAAGAGATCCGCGTCCCCAAGGACGACCTTGTTACAGCCGGACAGGTGTTGATACAACAGCGCAGGGTAAACATAGCCGACGGTCTGAAGTTCGCGGACGACTTCAAGCGACAGCTTCATGCGTTCAGGGGAAAGGTCAACGAGAACGGAGTCAAGCACGAGGCACTCACCGAAGCGATACACGACGACCTGGTTGTGTGTTACCTCATGGGCGCATGGTGGTTTACCCGTCAGCGCAAGACAGATGAGATTGTCATTCCATACGACAAGCCGATACAAGACTGGAATCCGATGGATTACCTCTAGGAGGGGGATATGGTTACACAAGAGCAGATGCAACGGCTCAACAGGGTACGCAAGAGCCTTTCAAGCGACCGGGAGCGATGGGACGCCATATGGCAGGATATCGCAAAGTACATAAACCCGTACTACGGTTCATGGAGTGATGGTGCACCACGGGAAGAGGCTATCGCTTCCATGCGTGATATCTTCGACAACACGGCTATGAAAGCCTCAACGCGTCTGGCTGATGGTATCCAAGGGTACGCATGCGGACGCACCATAGCGTGGTTCCGTCTGATGTTCGAGGACAAGCAGCTCAACGAGAACGATGTGTTTATCGAATATCTGCAATCGTGCGAGAAGGGCATGTACAAGACGCTCAACAAGAGCAACTTTTACGACGAGTGCAGGGCGTTCATCAAGTGCGGTGCAGACTTCGGAACAGCTGTCATGCTACGGGAGGACAACCGCAAGCGTCAGATTCCCTGCTACAAGACACTTCACCCAAAGAACACGCTTATCATGGAGAACAACTTCGGAGAGGTCGATACACTTTACCGCGAGTTCTGGCTTTCCACCGAGGACGCATCAGACTACTTCGGAGCAGACAATCTTCCAGATAGTATCAAGGATTGTCAGGAACCTACCAAGATGTGGCGGTTCTGGCAGTACGTTGCGGCAAACTACCGGTTTAAGCTGGACGTGAAGGGCAAGGACCCGTACATATCGCTCTATTGGGCAGATTGCAGTCAAGACAAGCCCATCAAGGAAGAACGATTCTCCTACAAGCCGTTCTACGCATGGCGGTGGGCACGCAACTATGTCGGCGAGGTATGGGGTGTTGATGCTCCTGGCATGTTGGAGAT